GTGTTTCTTCAAAGTCAAAGTCTTGGTGTTCTCCGTCTACTACTTCTTCTTCTACTAACTCCCAATCTTCAGGCATATCCTCTCCAAACTCGTCTATGAACGCATCTAAGGCAGTATATTCAGCCATCTTAGTAAAGTCCTCATCAACGACAATATCTTCCTTTAGAGGGGCTAATCCGAGTTCCTCTCGTATTTCATCTTGTGTCATCACCGCCATTAAGTCTTGATTTGTAAATCTTGTTGTAATTGGTTTAAGCTGTTCAAATCTTACAGGCATATCCATATTATTAACTGTGAAGATTTTTCTTAAAGTCTTTATGATATGCTCTTGGAAGGGCATACACACCGTATTTAGATAATAATTCGCAGCCGAGTTAAGCTCGTCTGCATTATTCCCTAAACCTGTGTCTGATTTTATTCCCATCAATATTGGACTTGTAACTCGGTGTCCTGTCAGAATATTCTGAACCAATAGCTCTTGCAAGGCAAGGTACTGCTTATCTAAATCTGAAGGGCTTATTGCTGTTATTTCAGGGGTTCTTGTCTTATCGTCTGAGAATGTCAAAATGAATTTTCCTGCGTTCTTTTCTCCCGAAAACTTATCTGCTAAACTTTGTTCTATTTGGAATCGTTCCTCTTGTGTTGGCACTCCGTTAGCAAACGAAATCATAAAAGAACCTGAAAAGCCATTAGAGATATTGTTGAGATGAAACTCAGCTACTCTTTGGTCTACTAAAGCCCAGTTGTTAGCAGCAACATAGTCAGGTGTGTGATAGACATTCATATTAGGACTGTAAAGCCCTGTATAAAGGATCTGATTTGCTGCGGTTCTGTCATTAGTATTAAAGGCAGGAACTCTATAAGGTTTGTTCATTCTTGTATTTGACCAATCTGAAGAAATGTAGTAAGCCTCAACTTTTCCTAATTCGTTAGGTTTTTCTGCTCTAATTTTTGAGCAGTCTATGTGGTGAATTTCAGCTATTTGTGTCCTGTCCTGCGACCAAACGACATTAAGAGCAAAAGCCCCCTGAAGTTTAAAGTCAAAGGCTATTTTTTTAATTACTTCGTCTAGTGTTTCATTACTGTTAGCTGAACCAAAGAATTTCTTTAATTTAACAATAGCATCTAAATCTCTTTCATCTTCATCTTCTATTACAAGCCCCTCACCTGCGATTAATTCTGCCGTAGCATTGATAATAGCGGCTTGTGTAGAGCTGTTGTAGTAAAGGTCAATTAAGAATTGTGGAAAGAGGTTAGCCCAATCTTCTGTTCCGTAAGAGATGTAATCCTTTCCCCTAACTTCACTAACTACTGGAGCTGTTGTCGTGCTTAAATTTATTGATATTATATTTTCCATTTTATAAAGTTGAAAGTCTATCGTTTACATTAGCAGTTAAATCTGCACTAGAACTGCTATATATTTGTATTTCTTTTACTGTTCCATCATAGCCATTAGTGTCTGTTGCTCTTATTCCTATTACATCAATATCAGCCGTACCTGCAAGAGTAGGGGTTGTACTTTGTGCTACTCCATCTTTATATAAAGTCAAAACATTAGAAGCCCTAGTAACAACAAGATAGTCGTCCCCAAAAGTACCACTATCTAAGGTAATATTGGCGATTGTGCCGTCTATTTTTATTCTGAATTGACTAGCCGTACTATATTTAAAAAATTCATTGGCAGTCGTGTTATCGCCTAAAATAGTTCCATTGGTTGTGCTTGTGTTTGCTACAAAGCCTACTGTAAAGTCTCCTGTTAAAGAAATCTGACCTACTGTTTGTAGGTTATTATTGTCAGCACTTACAAAAGTTAAAACTCCTCCTGAATAAGCAGGTTGCTCTGTTGCAGTAGCTTGAACCATATCATATAAACCAGCAGGAGCACTATCCACCCAACCAGAAACATCAGAACCATTAAGACTTATGCCGACTGCATTTTGATACCAAGCCACTAACTTTGGTTCATCATCAGGCGACCATTTACCCAATGGTCTAGTTGAGTTTATACTTAATCCTAATCTTTGTGCTAACATTATATGATATCTTCATAGTAACATAACGCAACCCCACTCGTTAGAGTTATAGCTGTTACATTAAGGAAAATTGTTACTCCAGCAGGAATTGTCGTTTGAAGGTTAGCTATTGCTGAACCTGCTGCTGTTGTAGCGTTACCTGCTGCTATTGATGCTATTACACTCTCCACAGGAAAGTGAACTGCATAGTAGTTTTTACTTGTCATAGCAGTTGTTGCTATTACATCACACCTATTTTTCCCTAGTGTTTCTCGTAGTAATTGATTGTCATTGTCTATTTGTGCCATTTTTTTTATTTTTTATTTTTATTGTCCATAATATATGTAGTTGCTTTGTTCTATACTTGCTGTAATATTACCATCCGTAGTAAACCCCCCACCTGTTAAAGTTACTATTGGGTTTGTTATGTACCCACTACCAGGATGGGTAATGGTTACTGTATTAATTACACCCGCTAAAACAGTACAAGTTGCTTTCGCTTGATGACCACCCGTAGTTCCAGGTGCTGCGATTGTAACAGTAGGTGCAGTTGCGTAACCCGTACCAGCATATTGAATAGTTAAAGCCTGTACTCGTTTTGCATTTTGAATGTATTGTACTTCTTCGCTTCCATCCTTTTCTGCTAAATACAATTTGCCAATAGCTACAATCCCTTCTACTACTCCCTTATCATTTGCCACAGGAAGGACATCTGTTTCTGTTGCAGGTGCAGTTGAAGAACTTAGAACAACATCTACACTTACCCAACTGACTTCATAAACTTCATACTTATAATATCCAGCAGGGATTAAATTTATTCTTCCTGTATATCTATTAGGAGTTGTATGGTAAATAAAAGCCATAGCAGTATATCTCTCATAAATATTCTGTAATAAAGGATAAGCATAAAATACCGCTTCATCTAAGTCATTTGAGAATTTAACTAAGTGCCTTACTCTGTTTGAAGGTACATTAGCTATTCTATTTGCCTTCGTTTCTATAAAGGCATCAAAATTAGTTTCTCGTATTGCTTGTATCATATACTATATAATAGAAAAGCATTGTATTTATTTGCTTATGGTAGGTTTTTAAAAGAAAAGAGCAGCTATAAGCTGCCCTAATCCAAGAATATATGAAAACTACTAATTAAGAAGTTGTAGGGAAAGTTCCTGCTTCATTAACAAAGCCACTTTGATCCCAAGGAGTTGTAGTATAGTCCTCTAACATAGCGAAAGGTAATGCTTCAAGTCCGTCAAAGGTCAGAGTGTAACCGTTTCTATCTCCGAAAGCAGCACCGCTATCCATAGTCCCTGCGTTTAATTCCATTCCATTTGCCATTCCTAATGCAATAAATACATCATGTCCGTTAGATAGTTGTGCGTTTAACTGAGCAAAAATTCTTACTTTCGTAGCACCCATTAATTTTATTTCGTTTTGATCCTCTTTGGTCAGTCGGTTAAGTATAATGTTTACTGTTGGGGTATAGAAAATCGTTCCATTTTCACGACTACCTGTAATGGTATCAGTAACACTAGCCACTCCAAGAGGCATAACATACTCATAAATCGTAGTAGCGTTCCAATCAATCGCATCAATTTCTAAGGGGTGTGTTCCGTCATAAGTATAAGATACATCTTCATCATATACTGAGAAAAATATTTTTTTTACGCCACCTGATATGCGATTGCAATCAAGTCCTCTTCCGCGTGTAAGTACTCCACAAGCCATATTTTTATTTTTTTAAAAGTTAAGGGAGTGCCGAAACACTCCCGTTATTTTTGTTATTACGATTGTCTTACAATATCAGCTCCAACCCCTGTTTGAACTGCACCTGAATATCGTGCTACACAACGCAAATTATCGCTCCCATCTAAAGCAGACATATCCATTATAGTGATTCGAGGGCCTGTTCCAGTTGTTCCAAAATCCGAAACTAAATCTGTTCCCCAGTACATATTAGACTTCTGCGCTGCTACTAATTCATTGTCATTCATACCAGGACAAACTGCTAGTTTGTACCCCTCAAATACAGGTTCATAATCACCATTCATATTGTAAGCATTAACATATCCTAAAGTAGATACTGCTGATACATAGAAAGCGTAAGTCTTACTGTTCATATAGATATGAGTATCTTCTTTGTGTAAAATTGCAGGAACATTAGCTGCCATGTCAGCAGTTAAAGTTTGTAAGTTTGCTATAATGTTTCCTGCTGTATAAGCACCTGTTGCTGCTGATTGAATTACAGTCCCATCAACTCCTGGTAGTAATAAACCAACTACTGCTGCTAAATATCCTGCTGCTAATTCTCCATTACCATCATTCCCTTGCCAAATATCAGTTTCTACTTGGTCAGCAATAATACCGCCCATATAAGAAATGACAAAATCATCAAAAGACGGTGGTGGATTGCCATAAGCACCTGACATCTCAAGTGATTCCCATGAATCTACTAAAGTTTTTTTACACAAGTCTATGTTAATTTGTAACGGCTTTACTTCAAGTACCTTTTCGGTCAATGTAAGTGTTCCGTTTTCTGTAAAATCACAAGTAGCGTTTCTAACGAAACCTGTGTTTGCTGCTGATTGGATATTAGACTTATAACGCACATTATTTAGTTGCGTTAAGTAATCTAATGACTTCGCTTCTTTTAAAGCGGCGTGGATATATCCTCCTGCTGCCTTTCCCGCAAAATTTGATGTTACTGCTAATGCCATAATTTTTTATTTTTTAAGTTATTATTTATTTAAGTTATGCAAGAACCTTTCTTGTCTTGACAACTTGTTATATTGTTTTTTAGTTAGTGCAGGTTTATCTGAACTAAACTTATTTGTATTGATAGGAGCTTCAGCAGGTGATTCTGCTAATTCTTCCTTAAGTTTTTTGTTTTCAGCTTTTATTGCTTCAACTTCTTCTGCTGAAAATTCTACTACTTCTTTTGTAGTAATAGTTTTTGGATTTGTAGAAGGTTCAGGAGTTTCTTCTGTCATTTCTTCAACTTCATCATCTCCACCTTCCTTATCTTCTTTTAATTTAGCAACAGCTATTTCAAGATTTTCAATTCGCTTTTCCATTCCTTTCCAATCTCCAACATCTGCTTCTTCTTCTGCTTTTACTTCTTCAGACGCTTCTTCTTTTTCTTCTGTTTCACTTTCAATAACTTCAGCAACCACACCCTCAACATCAACTCTAAAACTCACACCATCTTCTGTCTTGTAAGTTCCGATTGGTAAAAGTATCGTAGTTCCATCTTCAGTAAGTACCGAGATGTCTACACCTGCTTCAAGTTCTTCAGCCGTTGATACAAAGATTGTACCATCTTCGCTTTTAGACTGCCATGCTAAAGTAACTTCATCTTCTTTATTAAGACCAAGTGCTACTAATATTTGATTTTTTAAATCCATTGTTTCTTTTTTTATAGTGAGTTATATATAATATAATAGAATAGTTATTTATTTATTTGATTTTTAGTTGTATTGGTCAGCATTTAATTCTTTTATCCAATAATCTGCATCAGCTGACCAACCTTTAAAATTATTAAGATACCCCTGAACTTGTTTAGCATCCACTCCAAGCTCTTTAGCTGCTTTAATAAACTTTTCTGCTTTATCTATACCATCTTCAGCTTTTCTTGATAGTTGGGTAAAATCATTATCTGCTTTTTGAATTGCTTTTCTTACTGCACTTAATCCTGAGCCACTTGCTTCACCACTTAGCTTTGAACCTTCTTTATGTAATTTTTCTAAATCGTCCATTAAAGCCAACTCAACCTTTTCAGACTTTAGTTCAGTTTTGCTTTGTATTATTTCATTTAAAGCTGATAATATTTCTTGGTCTGTTGGAGTTGTTTCTGCCATCTTCTGCATCTTGTCAGTAAAGTAACCTTCAATAGACAAGCCTTTCAACTCGCCTGATTTTATCTTTTGCCACAATTCTTCGTTTTCAATTTTCATTTTTACCATCCAAGTTCCTTTCGGTAAACTGAAGCCATACAAAGTAGATTTGTCAGTTTTAGTATCTTCTATTATCCAACTTTCAACTGTTAAAACTCCTGATACTCTGTCTTGGTGTTCGTGAGTAGCTTTGTGGTGATTGTTATTTTTTAAATAAAGTTCACTAGCTTTTCTTACGGTATCTTTACTGAAGTAAACATAATAATCTGAATCGGTGTTAGGATCATAACGGAATATTTGCTTATTAGGAATAAGAGCAGGGCTAACGAGCATTCTTTTTTCTTCATCAACCTTAGCAAAGGTTAAGTTGTTTTTCTCTTTTCCAAAGAAAACAAAGTCTTGTTCTATTGCAGGTGCAGCAACTAAGCTGATTGCGTCAATAGCAAGTTCTTCACTATTCTCATCAATTACCAATTCTACAATAGAGGTTGTTTTCATTTCTTGGTAAGCGTGGTTTGCATCTTCACAATCTTGTAGGGTAGCATATTCGCATTCTCCTGTTTCACCCCATTTGTATTTTCCTTCTTCGCATTTAGTACAAGGCATAATATAGTCTTTGGTATATAATAGAAATTAAGTTAGTTTATTTGATTTTTAAATTGTTGCCCTTCTTCTAATAATGGCTAATTTGTTTTGGTTATTTGTTATGTCATCAGAAACTACATAAGCCCTTGCAGGTTCAGGGTCTGCCCCACCACCTAAAGTAAAAGCTCCTGACATCATTTGAGGTGAAGGGGGTTCTGGTGTAACCATAGACGGCATACTTCCACACCCACCACCAGGAACATCTGTCTCCATTATCTTTTTAATATTAGCTAACCCAGCAACAATAATAGCTGCACCAGACACAAAACCTAAAACCCCCTCTTGTGCAAATGCCTTTGTTGCTCCTGCATAAGTGTCTATTATAGCTTGTGCAATAGCGAGTTCTTTATTATCTCCTGCTAAAGCACTTAAAGCACCTGCTAAACTTGACCAAGCACCTAGTTGTTCATTAACCCCTTCCTGTACGATTGCAGCTTTTTGCCTTTCATACTCTTTCGTAATAGCAACTGTATCTACACCTGCTTTTCGTGCCATGTCTAATTTTTCTTCATAGGCATTTTTTAACTCTAACAATTCTCTATCTATATTTGAAAGTGATTCTTCTGCTAATTGTCTTTGTACTTCTAACAATTCTTTTTCTAAAGCTACTCGGTTAGTTTTTTGTTCAGATGCTTGACCTGTTAAAGTTTCTTCAAGTTCCAAAAGTTTAAGTTTTTCCTCTCTAATTGCATTGGAATTAGCTTCTGTTTTATTTGATTCAAATGTTGCCTGTGCTGCATCAATTTGTGTTTGTATTTGTTGCCTTTGTAGGGATTCTTGCTCTTTTAATATTCTGCTTAACTCATCATTTGCTTCAATTCTTTCTGCAAAAGTTTTTGAAATATCATCTCTTATTTGCCTTTGTACTTCAGCATCTTTTAAGTATAAAGCATTTAACTCAGCAAAAGT